ATGGGGTTGATGTTGAGTGATTAATGACTTGATGATGCTGGGCATACCGAAAATTACCGAGACCCCATGGCCCTTGTAACTGAGCCTAGAGTAAGCATGGTAAGACTTATGAGCATAGTTGTTACCATCTATAATCAATATGGGGCCTCGGGTTTTCATTCTTCTTTTAGTTCCTTGAGTTTTACCGGAAACAAATTGTGAGAGATGTTGTTTAGTTTCTCTCGGGTTTTAGAGATTGTATTAATCCCAGCTTTGGCAATAAATACCTTGCGCATCTTCTCATTCTCCATAAGCTTTAGCAGCAAGCTGTCCTCTCCTCTAGCGATCAGCTTATCTTTGTAAAGATAGCCAGAGCCTTTCTTCTTTTTCAATACCCCTTCGAGTTCCAAGATTTCAGGAAGCCCATGGTAACGAGAGAATCCCGTATACCCAGATTTGTCTGGCATAAAGTAAACCTCAGTCTTCAAAGAATTTTTAGGAGGAGCTACCTTATTCTTTACAATCTGAATGTATACTACCCTACCGATCTTGATTCCCTTGTCTGAGTCTTGGTACTTCCCATTGGTATTAGTTCCTTTGATCTGCTTACCCCCTTGGATACCGATTCGTTGGGAAGCATAGAACTTAGTAGAGTCCCCACCGGGTGTAGTATCAGCGTTCTCAAACATGGAAGCATTAAGCTTTTTGCGCACCTGATTAATCATAATCACTGTTACTCCCATTTGTTTGTAAAAGTGGTTTCTGTATCGGTACATCTTGTAAATTGCCTTAGCTCTATTACCCATCTCCGCTTTAGATTCCACCTGACTCTCATTGAGATTCTGTAAGCAGTCCAGTGCAGCAATGGAATCCAGTACAAGAAGTATAGGTTCATTCTTTACTAGCTTTGATCGGTAATGAATAATCATGTCCCGGTGCCAGTCTGAATAACCTTCTACATCATTGGAGTCGTATACCTCCACCTTGGAAGGGTCTAAGCCGTTCTTCTTTGCCCAGTGGGGGTTGAAAGTTCCTTCGGCATCTCCCCAAAGAACTACCCCTCCTAGTGCTTGAGTAACAGCTGCAAAGTCTGTAGCTAGCAAACTCTTTCCAGTCGATTCATACCCGAAGATTTCTACTATCCTTCCATAAGGAATCCCACCCCCTAGTTGCCAGTTCAAAGCAACTGAACGAGAGGGTAGCCATAGAAACTTTTCATCGGGTAACAAAATGTCTGCCCTCGCAGAATTTGGGTATTTCTTGCGGAGGGCAGAATCACTTAGTAGTTTTAGTGTAGACATCTTAAACCATTTTCTTTTTCTTCTTCACTGGAGCCTCTTCTTCTTTCTTGAAGCTCTTTTTCTTTTTCTTAGGCTTCTCGTCATCGGAGTCTACCCCTAAAAATTGGTTTAAGATTTCTTGTGTCTCATCGTAGCTTGGAACTTCCTTGCGAAGTAACTCTTCCAGGTTGTAAGTCTTATTGTACTTCTTAGGAAGAGGAGAAGGCTTACAAGGAACTACAGAGTACTCAGTATCGAACTGACCTGACCCGGTTCTTGTAATCTTCACATCATAGCCTTCCGCAGGGTCAGTGAAGTCCCCTTGTTCTGGCTCAAGGAATAGATCAATGAGCTGTTGGTATACTCCTTTGGGGATTTGCATCAAGCGAACTCCAAGTTGCTCGTCCACTTCCTTACCCATCTTGTCCTTCTTTTTGATGACGGCAATTACATACTTGGGCTTTGGTTTAAGCTTAGTTGCTAATGCTTGGTCGTCCTCGTCCGAAGAAGACTTAAGCTCCTCGTACTTCTCCATCAAGGCGCAGGGTTCTCCAAAAGTCTTAGGAGAAATAACTCCTTTGATCTCTGCCCCCAGGTAGAACTGAGTAACCTCCAATGCAGGTTCATCATCTTCTCCCACGGGAAGAGGTCTAACTCGAACCGTCTCGTCTGCCTTAATAAATAGGAAGGAGTTATTACCCCCACCAGAATCCTTAATTTTCTTTTTGCGACTCTCTAGCTTTTTCAGCCTTGCCTTAGATATACTCATAGATTGATTGGTTAAAAATTATTTTTCTCTTCTTACGTTTGCTGATATAGATTGTAATAAATCCTTCCGAGCTTCAAAGGCTCTTACGGATACCTGAATAACTTCCTTAAGCTCTTCGATGTGAATCATTTCATCTTCCATCTCTCTGAGCTTCGGGTTCTTCTTATACATAACTGCTTCCGCTTCCGTAACAGTTTTGTACTTGGGTTTATAAGTAACCATTAAGTCATCCTTCATTCTCTTTACCAACTTTGATTGGTCCCGGTGCTTCATAATCAACTTCACATGAAGCATACAAAGGAAGGCATAGCTTCTAGTGTGACCTTTGATATTAGTGTTAAGGTTATTCTCATTGATCTTAAGCTCCTCATTGAGGTTAAACTCAAAGACCTGCTTATTGTATTTAACCTTTACATTCATAATGTCAGAGGTGTCCGCATAACTTAATAATTTACTCATAATATCATTAATAGTTTACCCGTCTTTTGATAGTAAGAAAAGCGTCAATATGTTCTTTTCTTTTCTTTAGCCTATCATCATGGAGTTCCAAGATGATGGGCATATCATATTGCTTCTGTTCTTTAGCCATCATTAATACTTCCTTAAAGACTCCATTGACAGCCTTCTGATAATACCAGTTAGGAACTCTTGAGCCATTGTTCTCAATGGGTATTGAAGTAGGGATGTAAATGATGTGAGTCAAGTTATTCATAGCTGACATTGCCAAGTCGATGAAGTCCTTGGTATCTCTCTCTGACTGATATAGAGATACCTGCATAAGGTAATAAACGATGTTATCGAATAGGCTTCGATCTGTTACAAAGCTCTCTCCCTTCTCGGCAGCCTCTGCAAATTTAGCTATACGACTTTCCAAGATGGCTTCCTGGTTTAATTTAGCAGCTTCAGGGTTCATGTGCCCTGTTCTTATCACTTCAGCATGACCTTTTCCAACGGCTAATCCAGCAGCTGAAAGAAAGTTATTCTGCTCCCCGGTTTTTATTCCACCAGACGATCCATTCCACCAAGGAAGACCATACTGCTCCTGAATGTAAGTTACTAGGGTAGTTTTACCTGAACCACTCGGTCCAGTAAAGGCAATTCTCATTTGCTTATCCATGTGTTGTAATCTATTTTAGGGTTATATTCTTGTAGACCTCCCCAAGTGGTACCTATCTCGGCGGAGACTTTCATTTTTACGTATTTCATTTCAAACCCAAAGTACCTAAGAGTTTCGGGGTCAGAGCAGATGCTTTCTATAATGGGCACTGCCTTAGCAATATATTCGGGTTTTATGTAGAATCCAATAGAGTCATGTACAGTATATGCTTGTTTGTTCCAGCGTTTAGAATCGGTTAACTTTAAAGTCCTTATTCGTATCCTTTCTCTGATAATGACAGTAGCGAATTGAGTGAAGTCACTAGAAGCTCCCTGTATGGGAGCATTAATAGAATCCCGTATAGCTTTATTCTGAGTCCCCCTATTGTAATCCCATATACCGGGTAGTCTTCTATGCCTTCCGAACATATTAACTACGTACCCATGCTTTTTAACAAAGAGCTCCTGCTTACGCATCCACTGTTTTATTTTTGGGAAGGCATTAAACCATCCTTCTTTAAACTCAGCAGCCTCTTGAACAGAAGTTTCCATCTGTTCAGCCGTCTGTTCATCGGATTGTAAGTATAAGATAGAGAAGTTTAGTACCTTTCCTTTCTTCTTTATCTTTTCCCATTTCACTAGGTCAGGATGGTTGGGGTCTTTCAATAGGCTTTTGATCTCTTCGTATCTTTCAAACTCCCCTACGATCTTTAAGCCGGTAGCAAGATGGACGTTATAGCCTTTCTTGAAAATTTCGATCATTGCTTCGTCCTTCGCAAGCTCTGCTACTACTCGAAGCTCTGCTTGCCCATAGTCAACCTCTAGCAAGAGATGCCCAGGAGGAGGTATAAACATCTTCTTAATAACACTAGAGGTAGTATCTCTAGGTATGTTCTGCATGTTAATTCCTTTGCTTGAAAGTCTTCCCGTAACAGTTCCGATGATAAGGAACGAACTGTGTAGGGTATTATGCTTAGTAAGGTGGTAATGGGGAGCTACCATGTAAGTAGAATATAGCTTTACCATCTCTCGTTGAGATAATAAGCGATCAAGGAATCCGGTTTTATCTTTCCTCTTTAATTTTAGAAGTACCTCTTCATCCGTGGAAGGACGATCTGTGGGCTGCTTTCGATCATCCACTGTATATTTAACAATTTTGAATCTAAACCCAGCGGGTGATGTAAAGAGGAGTTCCACTAATTGATTGGGGCTATTCGGGTTAAAGTCATCTACCCTCTCTTTCTTAGTAGCTAATTGCCCAGCAATGTATCTGCTTATCTTTTCCTGACGAGCAGCTATAAGCCGCATCTTATTGGGTTTGTTCTCTTGGTTTATCTTATCAATTTCTTTTTGAGTTTCCTCTATAAGCTTCTTTACCTTCTCCTTTCTTCTCCAGCGTTGATATTTTAAAACCTTAGGATGCTTTAGAATATTCTTTTCGTTAGCCTCAATTCTAGTCTTCTGGCTTTTTATAATCTCTTCTACATAAGGCTTATCAATAAGCATACCCATGCTTTCCGACTCTGCTAGCACTCGAGTCTGCATCATACACATATTTCGGTAGAGCATGTAGAAGCCTTCTTTCTTCAAGGACTTCTCTAAAAGAACTGCCGCCCTAAGAGTTAAGTCGGAGTCTGCACAGCAGTATTTAGATAGGGGCTCTAATGGAATCTTCGCCCAAGATTTAACTCTCTTTTTAATCTCATTGATTTCTGCCTCATAGTTAGCAAAGTCGGGGAAGTTCGATTCCACAAATGGTTTTAATCCGTGAGGCCTTTCTTCATCTAATAGGTACTTCATTAGCATGGCATCATCTAGTTGCCCTAGCATAGTGATTCCATAGCGGAGAAACCATTTGTATTCAAACTTAAGGTTCCAAGCTACTTTAGTAACTTGGGGGTTAGCCATTAGTTCATGACCAATCATCTGTATAATTTCTTCTGCCTGCTTTCTTTTGAAGGGTGACTCGAAATGAAATAGAGGGATTGAATAAGCAGAACCCGGTTGAAAGCAAAGACTGATGATAGTGGGCTCATCTTCCTCAAACTGAGGTCCAGTTGGTTTATCATCTTCCCCCCAAGAATCCCCATGAGGCCCAGTTGCTTTTGTTTCAAAGTCATGGGAAGCATAGCCGGTCTGCTTACAATATTTAATAACCTGCTCCACTTCTTTCATGGAGCTTACAATCTTAAAGCGTGATTTCATCATAATTTTTTATAGATACTCCACCTTTATAGAGTAATTTTAAACCCGCTTCATCTCTATATACCTTGGCATAAATCACTTGCCTAATGCCCGATTGAATAATAGCTTCTGCGCATTTTGTACAGGGGGCATAGCTGCAATAAAGAACTGAGCCCTCGACCGATATTCCAGCCTTAGCTGCAAAGTAGATAGCATTAGCCTCGGCATGTATAGATATTTGGCAGCTCTGGTTTAAGTCGCAACCATGTTCTTTACATTCAAGATGTCCCGCAGGAGGTCCATTGTAGCCCGTGGAGATTATTCGGTTGTCCTTCACAATCACAGCCCCAACCTGGGCTCTTCCACACAAAGATCGCTGGGCCATTAGCTCAGCAATCTCCATGTATAGGGTGTTCCTATCTATTCTTTCCATAAGAATAAATAGTTAACCTAATATTTATCAAGTTTTAAAAGATGCCTTTCTTTATAGAAGCAATGAAGAGAGGTGATGTGCATAGTTAAAGCTCCTGGTATAACTCTTATACCTAAATTTATCTCTAGGTAGTTTGCAACATAGTGGCATAGCCTAGCGGCTAAGTATAAATCATCTCTCATGTGGCGAATGATGTCACATGATCTTATGTAGTAATTTATGTATAGCATCTGGTTTCTGTAAATAAAGTGGTAACCCAAGGTGCAAGGAACTCTTTGTCCTTCTTCCGCTCCGGTATCTTCGGGGAACCATATAGGTAGGTAAGCCTGCCTAGTAGTGGGGTCTTTAACTAAAAGGTTTATTACAGATTGAAGGTCGCCATAATTGTAACGTATGCCTCTAAGAGCAGAGGGTAGTATGTTCTCTAAAGTTGGAGAGCCTCCCGCATACTTGGGCCAGAATCTTTCGGGGTATGTATGGCTAAACTTTTCGTCTTTCCTAAACTTTTGGTTATTGGATTGAGTGAAAGGCCATATCTCATGTGAGGGCGGGGGGTTATGGGGTATACCTGATACTCTTTCCTCAAAGTGAACATCCGCCCATGGTAAGTTAGGGCGAATCGTTTCTTTTAGTTTACTAAGGTCCATGTCTAGTGGAAACCTTATGGATTCGTTTAATAACTCAAGGGTATCATCGGGTGACTCTACACTTTGCCAGGATTTAGAACCTACTCTGCTCCCGTATACCCACAGAGATTCTTTTAATTTTGCTATAGCGATGTCGGGTCTTTGGTTTAGTATCATACCTTTGATGCTTTACGGATTTGGGCTTTACTGATGTCCTTCTTTGATATTTCAGGAACTTCCCTTTCCAATAGTAATTGTTTAGCATAAAGTGGTTTAACCCCACTGATGGGTAAACCGTCTTCCCCTTTCTGTATTTGCATCACTGATCTTCTGTGAACCTTATAGTTTATTTTCAATGGGTCCTCTACTGCCATCATCTTATCAAAGGTGTTGATGATCTTAGTTTGAAACTCATGGTTTACCTTCTTGTATTCACCCTGATGTTGCTCTTGGTGTTTCTTTAAAAGCTTTTTAATGGGCCTTACATTGTTGTACATAACAAAACTCTCGGCAGTAATGTAAAAGCTGGGGGCCCAGAGATGAACCTCAACATCATTATGCCCATATACATACTCAATAACTCTCTGTACTAGGAGGAAGTCAAAGAGAAGCCGCTTGGTCACTTCGGAAGTCCGTAAGTGAAATACAACTATCGGATGGGGAGCATTTATGCGTTTAGTGAATACTAAGGATACTAGACAGTCTTTCCCTGCACCATAGTGGTTGGAGAAGTGGAAGGAGTAGTTGTATGATCTAGCTTTCTTCCCTTGACGGTGACCTATCCAATTACGAAGAAGGTCAAGGTATTTGTAGTCGATGTAGTTTCCTACTAGGGTGGTCCATTTCTGACGGGCATAGCCTAGTTTTCTTCCGAAGTCAAAGTCGGGGTTAACCCATGCTCGGTGTATCCTTACAAAGTTATTGTAAGATACCCATTCAGTTCCGTAGCTACCTCCTCCTTTCTGAACAATCTTTTCACATTCCAGGTATAAGTATTCATTAATACCTTCCCATGCTTTAGTTAAATCGGGAAATTCTAAAGTAGTTACCATTAATAATTGTTTATGATTCTCTCTTGGTTTATTAAGTTCTTGTTCTCGTAGGCTGAGTAAACAGCTTTACCATCTAGTTGAAGGATGTCAAGTAGTTCACAGAATCTAATAAAGGTTAGCGCAGCTCTCTCCTGTAAAATCTCTATTGCGGGTTCTACATTGCCGGCTCTCCACTCTTTCTTCTTTAAGGTGTTTTGCATTAGAGCAAGGCCTCTAGTTAGTCTCCAAAAGGATTGCTCCACTTCTTTAAATACCTCTACACTTAATCTACTCATCGGGTAGTACCCTTGTTCTTTTGCTAAGAGAGGTAGTTGATAAGCTTTAAAGGTAGCTATACGAATATGCTCATCGTATATGTTATTCTCATGGGCAATGTTCATCCCCGAAAGCAAAGCATCATGGCCTACTAGGTATTCATGGCTCGGGTTTAACTTTAGGTAGGCTAAAAGATCATCTTGGTTTATGTTTAGGAAAACCAGAATCTCTATAAAGAAGTGAAAAGCATCAGCTAATTCTTCCAAGGCCTCTTTAGAAAAGCCCATCATGTCCTGGGTTTCTTTTGCTAATGTATAGTTCTCAGTTTCAAATACCCCACGCATAGCTAAAAGCTTTTCATCCGCTTCTGCTAGTTCCTCAATGACATACCCAATAAGCTTACGAATTAATGCTTGATCTTCCCGGCCCGATATATTAAAGTCCTTGGGGGAAGATAGCTTACCGGATTGCTGTAGTATATCCATTAAGTTGTTCTGATACATGAAAATGCCCTCCAAAAGGTTTCCTTGATTGAAGGGCTCTAGTTTAAAGAACTTTGAATTGGGTTGTTCCATCTTTTTTAATCAGTTTAATCTTCTTGTTGTTTGCTAGGCATTTTCGGATAGCCTTCTTTGCGGAAAGGGTTGTATCTAATGCGAAGTGCTTCTTTATTTTCTTGGCTACTAGGGTGAAGTCGGTGAGAGCATTTGTTATTACTAGGTTCTTTACAACCTTTAGTATCTCTTGGTCTACTTCCTCCATGTCTTTGAAGTTCCCCTTCTCATTTAACTTTTGGTTTTTAATCTTGTTTCGTTGAGCCATTGCTATAATACAGATTTCGCTATCTCCACATTCTTGGCACTCGGGTGCTGAAGGGGAGTATAGCTTACTGAAGCAGGGGTCATTCTCTGAACCGAATATAAGTAAGTTGTTAACAGGCATAAGTAGATTGAGTTTCTTTTTCTTAATCTTGTTTCTTGGTACTCTAGGCATGGCTTAATAGTCTATTTGTATAGTTCCTTTACCTTCAATTTTTCTTTCTTATAGGTAGAGATTCTATGTTTAGAGTGGCTTTTAAGATAGCTACCCTCGTCATAGAAATCATGTAAGTTAGTATGCTTCTTTGTTTTAGAGGTACGAGTAGCTCTACCTAATACCTGAAGTACAGTTGACATTGAATCTCCCCCACCCCCATGTATTAAAGACTTCATCAGTGGAAAGTTCTTACCTCTGCGTAGAATGTAAGAGCCCACTAATATATCAGTCTTCCCCGTTTTAAATAGTTCTACCGTTCTATTTCGAGTCTTCTTCTTATGATGAACCCAATCTATTTTTAAACCATAAAACTCATGGTCTGGGTCCTCTACTCTTTTCCTGAATACTTTATAAAGGTTAGATACATGCCGATGGTTCTTTACTAGGATAAGAATAGGTACATTCTTTTTCTTTACTTCTAGCTTAGAAATCTTTAGTATCTTTAGGTTCCTCTTTCTGTTGTCGATGATTCCATAGGCATACTCAGAATTAAAGTCAGGCTCTTCAATATCTGTAACGCCCTCATGGATGTATACCTTTACCTCTGAGCTATACCCCGCATCAATTAGTTCTCGGTTCTTTATCTCAAAAATAATATCCCCATAAATAGCTCTTAGTCTTTCGTTTTGTTCTTTCTTCCTGGGGTCTACCATGGCAGAACCTGTTAAGCCTACTCGAACAGTTGAATTGAAGGTATGATTTATTACGGTCTTATAGGTTCGGGAAGTAGATAAGTCAGCTTCATCCACAAGAACTACTGGGTAGGATGCTAACTTTCTTTCTACCTCTTTAATTCTTTTGGAAGCAGTCTGCACCATGACTATCATAAAGTTATTCCATTGGGTCTCATGCCCTGAAGCTAGTATGCCTACCTCACCTGGTAGCATCTTTGGAATCTCCTTTATAGCATCATTGAAAAGCTCCTTTGAGTTTAATAGGAATAGGGTTTTGCTTTTGAAAGTAGAATGAAGCAGAGCTGATATTAAAGTCTTTCCCGCATTAGTAGCTGCATTGATAAGTCCTCTTTGAAAAGGTATACCTGATAATTGGTTATTAGCTACGGATGCTACAGCCTCTAGTTGATAGGGTCTGGCCTCATAGTCTTCTAATCGAATGGGCACTTTGTAAGTTCTTAGCGGCTCTCTTTCATCTATCAATGTAATAGATTCTTCTAAGCCCAACTCCTCTATGATTTCTTGTAAAGCCTTTATTGCTTGGGGTAGCTTACCCGTATCGAAGGTACCCCCTTCGCTTACAAAACGAATACGCCCATCCCATCGTCCTGATCGAAAGGCTGGAGAGTAGAAAGCTCCCTTAGCTCTTAAGCAAAACAAAGGATGATCTCTCAGCCTTAAGATAAGCTTAACATTACCATGAAGCTTACACTTATTATTGTTCACTATTATTTTCATCGTCCTTGTTTTTAAACTTTGCAAGAAAGGCAGCCTGTCTTTTATCTATCTTATGGGTAGCCTGTTTAATTCGTATACCATTTTCTGTTATCCATCGCACTGCTCTCTCCTCCGCTTTAAAGGAACTCAATTGGTTGGGAGTTGGATACCCATTAGTAAAATCCAGTTGTTCAAACTGAGCAATGATAAAATGCTTCGGGTGAACTTTGATCTTCTTTGCTATCTTAGCTGCTCTAACAAAGTGAACATACTCTTCTGGTCGGGTAGCATAATTCATTACCATCCCAGTTTTATCGAGTACCCTTTGTTGGTAGATTTCATAGATGGTATTAGTTCCCACTAGGTTTTCATCGTTATTTATTTCCTTCTGGGCCTCATAGTAAAGTCTTATCTTTTCATCGTAAGCTTTAATCCGGTTAAAGCCGAAGGGCTTAATCATTCCTATAGCAGCTTCCAGGTATATAACAAAGCCTTCTCGGTTCTTTAATTTGTAGTCCTTACAGAACTGTACTGCCATGGATGAAGCTATAAGGATGTGTTGCCATTGAGCTGTATCCTTCTGAGTTATCAGCCTTACTCCCGTATGCTTATATTTCTTCTTTCGGATGACGGTAGATAATTTACTAAACTCCAAGGCCGTAGCTATGGGAGTGTTCTTTAGCCTAGACGTCTTTTCAATTACCTGCTCAGAAGACTCAAGTATTGATCTATGACGTAAAGCATATTTCCTTCCGTTCTTGAATATATACTTTACTAGTCCTTCTGATTTTATTGCCAGCTTGGAAGTCTGAATCCACTCCCGTATCAAACGATCAAGTTGTTGCTTTCCGATATGTAAACTGGGTTCTCTCATTGAGCTTTAAGTACAAAGTTTGAAGGCTTGGGTGTTCTAATAAATTCCTTATAGATCATTGAATAGCTTTGCCACGGAGTTTCTTTTACATACTTTAAGGTTTCTAGTTTTCCGAAGTCGTTAACGTCTTTGAACTTCCCTTTCCCATCGGGTACTTTAGGAAGCTTTACAACCTTCACTTTCTTATGGAGTACAAGTTTTAAGCCTGCTTTTAAGGATTCGTAATAGGCATCGGGGTCCAGTATGATAACTACTTCCTTGGCAGGGGAACGAATGATCTTTGAAATCTGGTAGTCAGATGCTACTTTACCACCTATTCCAAAAGCTCTATCCCCCATAGTTAATGAGTTGGTAGCAGACTCCAACATGTATACTCTCTTGTAAATCTTTAGGCAATCCACGTTATAGATCAACATTGATTTACCCAGCCCAAACTCATCTACGTCAGGATTAAGATGACGAAAGCCTGTATTGATAAACTCCCTAGCATTAAAATAAACAACCTCACCATTTTCATAGTAAGGTATAATTATTCGATGAGCATATTTACCAGAGGTGCAGTATCCTACCCCCTTCATGGAAAGGTACATTAAATTGTAGCCCCTCTTCTTCATGTACCTTTGAGCAATCTTAGCTACAGTAGAAGTTCCGATTGAGATGAGCTTATAGGATTCAGGTAGAGTAGATTTCTTAGCAGTTAGCAGCTCGGGTACTTTTTCCGTAAGCTCCGCCTCATGGAAGGATTCAAGAAACTTAAACGTAGCTGGGAACGTAGTAAGATTCTCCAACTGCATAAGCAATCGAAGAGGTTGTTTCTTAAATTCACACTTAAAGCAATGCGTCCAGTTTGTATAGATGTTTACCCCGAACTTCTTTGTTGCTCCACAATCAGGGCAAGTTCCCCGTATTAGCCAACCGGTCTTATGAGGTTTAACATCAAGCTTATGTATAAAATAAGTTATTAGCTTACCCCGTATCTTATCGTTAAAGCTTATCATAACTTAAAGGGTTTACTCTTACTCTTCTTCTCTGCTAGATCATCGGTTTCTACTCCTTCACTATATAGACCCCCGAAGGCTAAGTTGTACTCCTGTTGATCTTCCTTGGATAATGGAATCAGCCTTTGTGTTTTGAGTTCTTGCTTGAAGACTACTCTTCCAAAGGGCATACCATCTCTTTGCTCAATCACTTCCAATCGTACTAAGCCCACCTTAATATCTTCTTCGGATTGCTGAAGGCCGAACATACCGTCCACGTGTCTTTCTATGTCAATACATTTTGCAGTGTCTTCCGGTTTGTATTTAGTGAGTCTTCTCGCATACGCATTACGAACTACGTGGTGACCCGTCCAGGTATGAACTATGTTGTTCCGTCTTGCCCAGTTCTTCACATCCAAAAAAGCATCCGATATTCTTGGTGTATCTTCAGTCTTCCCCGATAAGCAACCCATGATACCAATGTAGTCGATGATAGCTGTGGTGAAGGTTATTCCGTAGTCCCTCTTAAATTCATCCACTACGATTTGAAGGTCATTCGTAGTGCACCCATTGGGCATCCTTATTACGTATATCTCTGACTTAAATCTTTTAAGGACTCGGTAGGACTTAGCTAGTTTATCATCAAAGGCCCCCGAAAGGATTTCATGTTTGGATACCCCGAGTAGGGATTGATCTATACGGGCAGTGATAGCGTCCTCTCCATTTTCAAGGTCAAAATAGATAACCCTGTTAATTTCGTAGGCTTTTGATTTAGCATAGGCAATAGCTAAATTTACTAAGGCTAAGGTCTTTCCTTTCTTTGGTTTATCCAAGATAACGAATACACTCCCTAATTGATAGCCATTGCTATTGCTTAGTCGGTTCAAGGCGGGGTATGGAGTAGGGTAAACCTCGCTTCTATTATGCCTATTGAATAATCGTATTCGAGCAGCTGTAACCATCATGGAGCCCCTCTTCTCGTCTAGCTCCATTCCAATATTTACAGCCCCTTGAATCTTATTAACCAGGTTTTGATATTGAGAGTTATCCGTGATGTCGACCTCTTCCATTACCTTCTTCAACTTAACGAAGGCTGCAAACGATTTGCATTTTTCGTATATCTCTTCGGGGTCTTTCGGAAGGCTCTTGAATAGAAGCCTAACTCTTTTTAGAATCTTCTTCCTATCTAATTCAGTGAAAGCTTTTGCGTAGTCCCTTGTATGAAATAGGGAACGAACCTCTTCATTTAAGATGGCAGAGGTGGAAGGTAGTTTTTTCCTTTTGGCAAAGAATTTCTGTATAGCTCTTACAATTATCTTCTGTTGGTCCAGGTCAAAGTATTCATAGGAAACCAACATCAAAACTTTGTAGCCTTTAGAATCGAGTAGTATATGTTTTATAATTTCCCATTGAAACCCCGAGTCAAATTCAAACTTATCTTTTGCCATATAAAAAATGATTCCTTATATTAATAGTGAGAGAGTTAAAAAATATTTTATAAAGTCCTTTTGAAGAATAAAACCCAAAGTCTATTTTTATACTTTCAAAATAAATAGTTAACCCAAAATAATTTATGGAAGAACACCGGCTAACACCCATGCAACCTGGGTATGACAAAGAGTTATTCAATGAACTCTATGAAAATACAAAAGCACTTCGGAAAAAATTAGTATCAGAAATCGACCACAAAAGGTTTGGCGTTGAGCCCAAGGATATTGAATCTTGGTTTACTGTAAAATTCATCCATGCCTTTAATAGATACTTCGGGGAGAAGGAACCCAATATACTTAAGGCCCACATTATAAAAAGCCTTCAGTTTTTCAAGAATAGAATTTTAAGAAGCGCTTATTCCCAAAAGAATCAGGTTAACAATAATTGCATCGACATCGAATCTCTTTATAATCTAAAAGAGCCTTTGATCGAATATGAATATAATGAAAGAGAGTTCTTTGTAAAGTTAGCTCTTGAGTTTATGAAGAATAACCTATCTGAAAATGCCTACCGAGTTCTTGAAGTTGAACTCCACCCACCACTCTACATATTGGATCGCCTGAAAGATAAAGAATCTACAACTAAAATCCCAAGCAACCTTATCGCAGATTACTTGGGATTCAAAGAAGGTAAGTCTTTAGTTAATAAATGCCGGAAAGAAATTGAAGGGGCTATCCTAATGGCAAAGGATGAAATTAAGCTGGAGTTGATTTAAGGAACCCAATACTCAATCGTTATATACCCTCTGTTGGAGGAGTTAAAGTCAAAAGAAGTATTATCAAACCATCCATTATCCGCAGAAGGCTGTCTGAATAGAGATATGTTTGTAGCGTCGATAGTAGTTATAAAACCACTGGGTCTAAAGTCAGATGCCCCTTGAGTTGGGTGGTGTAGAAAGTCATAGATGTTTCCACTGTCATCGAAGATCATCACGGAGATAGAAAGGATTCTAGTATGGTTAATTAACCCATGTGCTACAGTTTTAGTGCCCACAGCATCCATGTCCCAGTTGCTAATATCCACTCTCTTCTTCGCAATGGATAGGTTACTAGTAACCTCTAGGTAATTTCTTAAGCCCCAACCTGTCCAAGCAACTCCCGTGTAATCTCTTGTGTAGAATAGGGGTCTAGCTAAACCCCCGCTAACGATAAATGTCTGGTGGATAGTTCCAGCTACACTATCATAATTAGCAATCATGTAGCATGGATACCCAGGGTCTTTAAAGAAACCGGACGGCCCATTTACTGGAAGAGCAGTTACTAAGAACATCCCCACTTTAAAGGCAGCATCATTCAGGTTGTGGGCTCCGTTGATCTGACGAAGCGTAGCATCGAGTCTATCAAGGTTATCCGTTAGATCATCGGAGTTTACTACTACCCTTTGGTAATCAAACAGGAGAGTACCCACATAGTTTTGTAAGTCAGCAACATCTGATAGTAGGTCTGCTATGTTAGCCTCGGCATTATTAATATCAGTTTCTGCTATAGTTACTAGGTCAGATACATCCTTTAGGGCAATGTCCAGCTTATTAAGGGATGCGGTAATAGTCTCAGAATCCAGTATATAATTGTTCTCTGCGTAAAGCTTATTACCAATGGAGTTACTTAAAGCTGTTACGTTGGCCTCAACATCGGGGTTGTTTAGATTTATCCAAGATGTCCAAACCCCAGCTACTGCTGCTCGGGTGAATACCTTGCCGTTACCCGCAGCTTGAGCAATCTGGTTAATCTTGTTGCCTCTTCGGGAAACTATAAGGAACCAGTCGGTTTGTCCGGCAACTACTGGAGCATTAGATGGGTTGTTGCTTACGTAATAGAAACCCGACTTATCGTAGTTGCTGATATTTTTGAAGTACTCCCCCGTTTTAGTCATTACCTCTGACTCAGAGAACTTTGAGAATACCCCGATACCCCCAAGTGTCTTAGTCTCTGTTCTCTCCCAACTAGTTAATGTATGGTCAGCCGCATTGGGTAGGATTATGAGTTCCCCAATCTTTACTTGAACCAATGGGTTAGTTAAAGTCGGGTCAGCATAGCCTCCTAGTGGGCCTTTGATGATTGAATATACAGCATTAGAACCCCCCACTGAATCTAAGTAGGAGTGGGTCATAATGAGAAAGTCTTTACGGTAGTGAGCATTCCCTACATTAAAGTCTACGTTCAATTGTATAGAGGCATCCTCCATAACGATTGTACCTTGTTGGGAAACAATAACTGAACGGTTTGCTCCGGCAGCTCCATTTTGTTGGGTGTGCTTTAGAGCGCTGTGAGTATGAGCCCATGCTAGAGTATTTCCAGCTACTACGCTCATCTCGTCAAAGCCGGAATAAACTGACCCATGGGCCAGGCCCATTATTCTTAAGTTTTCATCAAAAGAATTTAAAGGACGTTGATAGTTGTGAAATCGAAACTGACCCATGGGTATAATTTATTTTGATTCTAGTGAACGATTAGATGGATTCCGTAGATACTTTCTTCTTAGAAGATTCTTTATTACTTTCTCCCTTCTCGTCCTTGGATAGCTTTAAGTCTTCCAGGTAAGAAAGCAAAGGACCTTTTGCCAATGCAATCATGCGTTGGTGGTTCTTTACGTAGGAGATCAAAGAGTTCAGGTCAGACTCGTCCAGTGATACGGACTCATTCTTAAAGAACCCTAATGCCCAGGCCATGTACTTAAGAGCATCCCCCTCAGTAGCCATGGAGAGGTTATTAGCGAGGAGTTTACCCGCATGGAAGTCGGGCATTTCTTTGCCCTCTAAATCTTTAAGGTAAAAGTTCAATGAAACTTCATACTTTTTCATAGTGTTAATTGTTTTAAGTTTATAATAGAATAATAGTATTAGAAGGGCTTTATGATATAGCCACGGAAGAGGCGCTTTGTTTGGCTGTAACTTCAGCGGTAATGGAGGCCTGCTGAGCTTTAGCACCAACGTAATCCTGTTTAATCCAATTAGCTAAGTATGCTTTCAGGAAGGCGGTCTTGCTTTGGGGGTTAGTAATATCTGGTAGGGGTGCTTCAGGAGTACTAGCGGGGTCCGGTACCGTTTCTTTATAGCCCCAAAAAGGAGCAAGAGTATCTCTTACATCTACTACTACATTGTCGGGAATGTCAATGATGATCTGTGCCATAATTTTAAGTTTAAACTAGAGTGTTTGAATTTACATTTTTAAGTGGGGTTCCCCCAACAGAGTATTCGCTATTAGTAATACCTAGAGCTGACCCTGATTGAAAGAGTGAGTTTGATAGAAAGTCTTTTAATGGAGTAGTGCCTCCTTGTACACCAAAGAACTCATTAACGACTAAGGTTTGGCTAACTTGTCCTGAGCGTTTCTTTATAAGGTTATCCCCTATAAGTGTTTCACTTGGTTGTTTTCTCCAAAGATTTGCCATTACTTATTTGCTATAGTCATTCTAAGTCTAGGAAGCTGAGTTGCTGTTGAGTCTGGTTGAACAATAACTCTTAAAGCGGAATCAGCAAATACTTCTGGTAATCCTGTTTTTAACATATCATCAACAATCGCTTGGTTGGCGACTGCAATTCTACCCTCCCATAGAGGACGGAGAACATGAACGTTGAATGTTCCTACTGTCGATACCGAAGAACGTACTCTATCTATTCGCTGAATACCGTTGTCACCAGCCGCTAAAGGTAATTGGAGCATACGACCAAGGATAGGCGCAATACCTGTTGCAATGGCTCCTGTGTCACCTGCGTTACCATCTTGGTCGAGATAGTTGATCTGTACAGTTTGGTTACCTGTGAACGCAGTAGCAGCTTCTATCCACAATTCAAGACCTGTATATTCTGTACCACCGGGCACTCTTCCTGAATATGAAGGCTGAGTAGCAAGAGTAACGTCTGCGTTGAACACATACGCTCCTGCTGAAAAGATAGTGTCATAGATGGCTAAGTCACAGATGATAGTGTTGGATGCTTCTACTTTTGCGAGATACCCTTTTGCACCACCACCGAAGGCATTGATGATTGGGTAACCTGCGATTGCATCAGTTGGTACAATTCCATTAGCAGTGTTACCTACTGCAATAGTTCCTGCCCCGGGGTTTCCTGCAATATCGAATACAGAAAAAGGAATATTGGCTACCGATGTACGTGAGGTAGTCTTATTGTAGATCAGCTTCTGCTTTATGGAAGCGATAAAATCATCTAATGTTAATATTGCCAGCATGTCAATACCATCAGGGTCATTAGTAATAGGCTCTGTACTACGCATATCCATTAAGAACCGTTCTTTAGAAGTACGGTCTTTAGCAAATCTATTGTAATTAGTTTTTTTAAGCTGCTTTAGATAATATCTTATTGTGTCACATGTTATTGCGTCGACCCATAATCGATCTCGCTTAATGCAAGTCTTAATAGAGTTTAATACATGAACCGGTATATCCGTCATCTCTTTTGCCTGAATCCGGTCAAGCCATGCTTTTG